GCGGGTTTGTAGATCATCCAGACGATCCAGGCGGCATGACCAACAAAGGCATCACGGCCAATACATATCAAAAATGGCTCAGTGAAACCATTGGTAATGACGCGACTGTTGATGAAGAGGCCATGAGAAACATACCTGATATTCACGTTGAACAGATTTATCGTGAAGGTTATTGGGACAAAATTTCTGGAGACAATCTGCCTAGCGGTTTGGATTGGAGCATTTTCGATTGGGCCGTTAATTCTGGGCCAGGCAGATCAGCTAAGACCTTGCAGAGATTAGTGATGGTTAAGCCGGATGGTGGCATAGGACCAAAAACTTTGGCCGCGATAGGCGAATATGACACGGCCAAGTTAATTGATAATATGTATGAAAAACGCCAGGCATTTTATGAGCGGCTCAAAACTTTTGAGACTTTTGGCAATGGCTGGACCAGGCGAAACAATGAGACTAGGGATCAAGCGCACCAACTGGCAAGTTCTGGAGAGGCGTAGTTTTAAGCACCTCAATCGTTCTTCTGCCCCCTGCCCTGGTTGTGATATAGCCACGGTCCTGGAGTGCGTTGACCAGGGTTTGAATACGGCCCGTTGATTTGACGCCAATTCCCTCAGCTATCTCCTTAAATGTTGGGCTATATCCCTTCTTAACCTGGAAGCCTACGATGAAATCCAGGGTATCTTTTTGACGCGGGGTCATGCTCATTCGTCATCTCCCATCCATTTCGCGTTGATGGTTAAAGACTTTTGACGCTCGACCTTGCCTGGCTTTGCTGGGATAATCTTCTCAGGTTGAGGCTTTGTGACCCTGGTTGGCCACTTAACCTCAAACAACCGCTCACCATTCTCATCATTCAGAAAAGCGTTTTCATGCTTGGCCATATGATCCATCAATGCTGGCTCAAGTGATTTATAGTAAGCCTCAGTTGCCTTGGCCGCTCTCCTAGCCTCATAATATTCCAAAGCAATATCAGCAATAGGCTCCAGGTCAACGGGCGGCAGATCATCATCACCGTTGCCATAGGTTCTAGATGCGTCAGCCCCGTCCATTGCGGGATACCAATCAGGACCGTCCAGGCGTGAATAAAAATCTTCTGCCGCTTCAATCAATGCAGCCTGGCGTTCCTTGTTTGCCTGATAAACATTTAGTACAAGCCTGGTGCCCTGGTACAATGTGGCGATAACACCCCAATCACAGCCATAACAAAGCATTTGCATATCTAATTGCCAGGGCCCTCGGTATGGTGGTGGGGTTTCAGTGTAAGGGGCTGAGGTAAGTTTGCTTTCAATGATACCATTTCCAACCAGCCCCATTCGATCTTGGCCATTCATCAGAATAATGCCTGGCGCAGATGAAATAATTTTTGGGTCAGGATTGAAAAGAATACCGTCCAGGCTAACTGAGAATAAATCACCATGGTTATAAACCTCGGTGATTTTATCATCATATTTGTCGATCCCCAGCCGTTCAGCCCCTTTGCGGATAATTGTGGACTCAAATTCATTGCCCCAATCGGCTGGCTCTGAGCCCGTGAATTGAGAGGTTTGATAGTTGCCTTTCCCCTGGGCGTTAAGTACCTGGGCCATTAGATCATTCCGGCTATCGCCAAAACTTGGATGGGCCTCACCCATTAGAACGGGTGCTTTCGATCCAGATAGTTTGGCATCAGATGTAAGTTTACCGACCATCAACTTATCTCCCCGCCAAATCAATCAAATGCTGGTCAAAGCCATCAGAAACAGCGATGAGATAGCACATGGCAACGGTGATAGTGCCGATACAAACAAACTCAAACGCCCACCTCACCGCATCACGCAGGGTGACAGGGGTTTTGTCTGAATAGGTTAGCCTGGTGGGATAGGAAGAGTTGATAATGCTATTGAGTATGTTCCGCTGGCCGACTGAACTGCGGCAATATACATTATGCGACATTTCTTCTTGTAACTCTGGCTTAGGTAATTGATTTTCCAAGGAACACTCTCCTTTTGGTGTGGTGGTTAATAATTACAATAGCCCGAGACTTGCGGATAAACTACCCATACCCGTTTGGCTATTGATTTAGTCGTTCTGAGGCAAAAAATCCTCTGCCACAGTGTCTTTATATCCATCTGCATCAAACTTTAACTTGCAGTGCGTATGGTAAATGGCCGAGCGCATCAACATTATCCTGGTCCGCTTATTCGTCATCTTACCAACCTTCAGTTTTTTTAATGCGGTAAGATCCTGGACTAACTCAGAAAACCTATGGATTGCATTGTCCAAGTGACAATCAAATAAAGCCGGAATTGTCATACGCATGGTTGGCCTCATTTGTGATCCAGAGTCAACATCTAGAATGAACAGGGAGTTACGATAGCTTTGTTGATTTCTCCATCGCTTGGCCCGTGTCCTGGGTAAGCCCCCGTAAATGTCCTGGATTTCTCTTGCAACCTGGGCCCCTTTTTCTGCCTCGGTTATCTTGATTGGTTTACGGCGTCCGAGGCTATCAAATTCTGGCAGTGGTGCCTCATTCTCAAAAACTGCGTTCTTTTCTTCCAACACATCATCTGATGTTTTGAAATAGTTTTTGCCCCGCGTTGCCTTTTTTGGCTCGGATAACGGGTCAACTCTTAATGATGTTTTTCTCCGTTTGTAACTCATCATTCATCCTTTCTACTTTATATTCATGTGCAAATTCAACGTCACTTGGCTTTACACTGATTGCAGCGCGATAAGCTGCACCTGTTTTAACCACATCAGTTTTCCTCAATACCAGCAGATAGGCGTCTAAATATGCTCCCATTGTTTGATCTGAAAGTATTGCTGCGCCTTGATAACTTAGCTTTCCACAAAGCCGGACCCACCCCTCAGCAAGACAATCATCAACCATCCGCATGGCCTGTTGTCTGGAGCAATCTAGAATTTTAGAAATCTCTGTAATTGTGTAACCTTGATTGTCAAATGCAGCTATGCACATTAGATTTCCAAATTGCCATTTAAGATTAGTTGACGACAGATACCTTGAAACTTTTGAGTCGGTTCTATTGCTGTGAAACTGATATGTTTTTAACTGAAAGACACACAACTCTCTGGCGTAGAGCCTTCTTAAATCAACTGGCGGGGCCGTTGCCCAATCATTGTCCTGGTTTATGTGTTGGTTATTCATTTCCATTCTCCTAACCTGGTTAAAAGATTTCTAACGCTGCTTAGGGCCCACTTGTCTTTACCGCGAAAGGTTTTAGCCCCCCGCGCCTCAAGCCCTTTAGCTATTTCTTTAAGAGATTTACACCCGTATTTCTTTAGATCGGCTATGACGGGTCTAAGTTCTTCTGCCCAGGCATCGACTGCACTGGCTGTTTCCGCGCCCCCTAGTCTCGCCCCTGCATAGGGGTCTGGGGTGCCCATAGACTCTCCCCTGGCTTTCTTAGCTGCAAGGGCTTTCCTGGTACGGTCAGAGATCATAGCCCCCTCATACTCAGCAATATTCGCCATCATCTGCAACATAAATTTATTTTGGCTGGGGTTTCCCATGTCCGGTACATCACAAGCGATGATCGGGATTTGGGACTCAATGATCCTGGTCAGAAATGCCAGGTTACGGGTTAGCCTGGATATGTTGGCTATGATGAGGGTCGCGCCCTCTTCCTTGCAATGCTTTAAGGCTGCGGCTAGTTCTTTACGTCTGCGGTCTGATCTTTTACCAGACTCATGCTCGACATATTCAGCGATGATCTCCCACTCACCGCCATTCAAATGATCGTTGACTACCTTCCTTTGCGCCTCAATACCCAGGCCAGACTGTCCCTGGCGTTGCGTTGAGACGCGAAGATAAGCCACATATTTCCCACTATGCGGTGTCATTATCCTCTCCTGTCATCAAGAAGAATAACTTTATCATTTTCAACATACAGAGGAAGTTCAACTTCTTGATTGAAAGGTCTGTTAATCATCATGTCACCAACTTTTGGCTCCATTGGTTTTTTTAGTTTATGCACCACACCCGAATTTCTACCAACTATACCTTTACCTTTACTTGGAGAATCCATTGTATGTCCACGCCTTGCCATATCCTTTGCATCAGATTCTTTAGATGAAAAACCAATAACTTTGCCAAGACGGTCTACTGCAACAAATTTGTATTTGATTGCATCTGCCAAGACCATTTCAACCAGGTCGTGAGTGTCTTTTGCCTGGTATGACTGCTTGTCCCACTCCACTGCGTATAAGACGCTGCCAGTGCTAAATTTGATAACGTGCATGGCGTCAATGATTTGCTCTCTTAGTGTCATAACTATCCCCCAATCCTTTGACCGATAGCGGGTCGGTTAGT